TAACAGCCACCTTGGGAAGGATTATTTCCCTCCTGAAACTATGGCAATGATTTCTGAGCTTAAAGTTGATTTGGCTGAAATTCGTTATGCTCAAGAAAATGAAATTTCTTAAAAAAACTATTGACATCATAAAGAAACTATAGTATAATAGTTCTATAAATTGGAAAAAGGAAATATATTATGTTAACTAAAAATGAAATCTCGCAAATCAACACTTTGTTCTCTAAGATGGAAGGTGGTGATTTTAAAATGGTTGCTTCTTTGTTCAAGCAACACCAAACTAACGTTGCTCAAATGGCAACAGGAAACTTCTCAACAGGAGATTCCGTATTCTTCGTAAACAGGTCAGGAGAAAAAATCTCCGGAGTTGTTGAGAAAGTAATGCAAAAGAACATTAAGGTTTCGACTTCCCAAGGTACTTGGAGAGTCCCAGCCACCATGCTTAAAGCATCATAGGTCGTTCTGACCAAACCTGAAGAGCCTGTCGTCTGATAGGCTTTTCTTTAGCTTTTTGCCTGGGTGGTGGAATTGGTATACACACGACACTTAAAATGTCGCGCCTATTAGGCTTGAGGGTTCGAGTCCCTCTCCAGGCACCAAATATAGGACTGTAGCTCAATGGTTAGAGCATCCGTCTTATAAGCGGAAGGTCGGTGGTTCAACTCCACTCAGTCCTACCAAATAGAGTAAAGGGGAAGATCTCGAGTGAATGAATATACGCCAGACAACTGGGTTGTCTTAAAAATCAAAGAAGGCAAGTATGACCGTGGGTTCTACAAAGTACTCGCAGGTTGGAGTGGTGGATATCTTGACGGTGACAGTTGGCGAATGAATAGTGGTATTACAGGTGTAGAAAAGCAAGCATATCTGTATGGATTCTATGGTTCATCTGGTTCTGTGTATTGGTGCCATCAAGATACATATCGCTTGACAATGGCAAATGGTGGTGTGTACAATGACTTGAAAGAGAATGAGGCATTTGAAGGAGAAATTACCTTAATGCCAGAAGACACTAATTGGTTGGAGATTGAGTGGTGAAAGCAGAACTTGAAATTGATTTGTATGCTGATGTAAAGCCTGAAGGCATTATGCGAGCATTGTATTTAGGCGAAGCGTGTGAACCTAACTTTGAAGGTATAGAAAGTTGGGAAGAGATTGTTGAACGCAATATTGGATACCACCTTGTTCCAGGTAGTAACACTATTAGGCCAGCAGATGTTGAACAGTTAGAAAAAATAATTGCTGGCTTGGAACATGCTATAGCACTGTTCAGAGAAAAGATAGAACAGCACAAAGAGTAAAGGAGAGGTGGCAGAGCGGTTGAATGCACTTGACTTGAAATCAAGCGAAGGTAAAACTTCCGTGGGTTCAAATCCCACCCTCTCCGCCAAATCAACTAACAGAGGAAATAGTTGGCAATGAATAATCCTGCTACAGAGAAACCATATATACAGTTGATATGCAATCCTTACGAACATGTCACTTCCGTAAACACTCGTATTACAATTGATGTAATGCAAAAAGATTTGTCACGTGATGATATGATTGAAATCTTTGAAACATTTATGAAATCAATGGGATATCATTTTGATGAAAACGAACATTTAACTATTGACATTGACTCTTAATTGTAGTATAATAGACACCATGAATATATTTAGATTAGACAACGACCCAGTAAAATCCGCTCAAGACCAATGCGACAAGCACGTCGTTAAGATGGTGATTGAGTCAGCACAAATGTTATCAACCGCACATCGTATGGTTGACGGGATTATGGAACGTAGGCCATCTAAGAAAGGAGCAATGCTCCAATATTTTTACCTTGAAGATGAACGTGAAGAAGTACTATACAAAGCCGTTCACTTCAATCATCCATCAACTGTATGGACAAGAGAATCAAAAGCCAACTATGATTGGCACTATAAACACTTCGCGGCTCTGTGTGATGAGTATACCTACCGATATGGTAAGGTTCACGCAACCGATAGAAAACTAAGAACAGCATTAAGTAAAGCGCCAAGCAACATTCCGAATCTAGGAGAAACGCCATTTAAGTTGGCAATGAACTCAAATCCTGAATGTATGTTTGAAGACGCAGTAAAATCTTACCGAGCTTTTTATCATACCAAACAAGATCGTTTCTCAATGGTATGGACAAAGAGAGATATCCCTGAATGGTGGAAGGGAGCTGAAGTTGCTTAATTTTATAATTAGTATTATCAATAGGAGTGTGTATGGAAAACTTAGGAAAACAATTGCTTCAAGATTCTCAACGTAGGTTTATCGGTAAAGATGAATTACTTGAGGCTTGTCTTGAAACTATGACTGATGAACAGTTATATGAAATGTCAATTAAGTACGGTTTTATCTTAACTGAAAGAGATGTCGGCGAAAGCGAACTCGATATGAGTTCAGCAACTCAAGAAAAGATTATAGATAAAGTCTTAGCAAGACACGGAGATTAGTATGGAATTATGGATGTATTGGATTACTGCCATACTCTTTACGGGTGTTGGTTATTACTTTGGTATAAATCAACCAATTACATTTTCCGAATCTAAAAGAATCACTCAGCAAACTATTGATACCTTAATTGAGATGGGATACGTCAAAACGATTAAGAGTGGGAAAGATACCGAAATGGTAAAATGGGAACAAGAGGAAGATCTTTAAATGGAAATTACACCAATCAGCCCTATGTGGCCACAGCAGTTTAGTAATCGTATTGAGTATGATACGAGAACAGTTAAAGTTACCACGAAAGTTAACGATAACTATCAACAAGAAACAGTTTACACTTATGATAAGTATGGACGTTTAGTTAATTCTGTAGTACGTAAAGATACGATAGCTGAAATATGATTACCGACTTTACATTATTTAACGTCTCTATTATCAACCCTTCTACAATGGAAAAAATTGACCAAGGTGAAATGAGATATAAACATGCAAGAGAATTCGTTGATAAAATGGACTCAAAGGGAATTCCTTGTATTGTTGAAGCTACCGACGATTCCGACGTAGCAGATTTCATACTTTCAAATAATTAAACTTTTTTCATAAAAACTATTGACATTCATAACGAACTATAGTATAATAGTATTATATTGAGGGAAACACCCCACCGCGAAAGAGAAAATAGAAAGTCGCGATTCTATAATCCGGTGAGTAGATACCTTGAACCGAGCAGAAGACTTTATCAATCGGAAGGTTCAAAAGAATAGGTGGACAACCCATACGGCAGCTTGAGGAAGGCCGCTCTGGAAAAGAGATAATATGGTGGGATAGAACGAATCAATATAGGTGGTACTAAACCCCAACCGCACATGAAGAAACTCTATATGTGGTAGTGATTTAGATATCCGCATTGTGAAAGAGATAGGTTAGTTCGCAAGACTAACGACACAGCTCGGCAGAGCAGGATCTTTCTTCCTTGGAGTTGAGAGTAGTTTAAGTATTACCCATCACGCTGAAGTTAACGAGTAACATGTAAGGCCGACGTTGGGTACCACCGCACTTTAAGTTTTTAGATTGGAATATACGATTAACAATTCTACACTATTTAACGAATTCCGTTAACACAATATTCCAATCGCTAAGGTAGTTTGAAATCCCTGATTAGTCATCAGGTCCTTTAGAAAGGCAGTAAGACCAAATGACGATTGTGACACTGAAGTTCAATACCTAGGCGGAACTTTTCATACCTTTGATAGGCGTATATGGAAGTTCCGCCGTTTTTTTATTCGGCCCGTTCGTCTAGTGGTTAGGACACATGGTTTTCATCCATGCAACAGGAGTTCGATTCTCCTACGGGCTACCAGATTATGAAAGAGATGATACAATTAATAAGAGAAATCGTTTGGTGCTTTACAGCAATTACAATATTAGCAATGTTAATACTTTGGTGGGAAGGAGCTTTCACTAAAGGTTGTTTAAATTTATTATGGACGGCAATGGTATGAAACGATTAGCAGAATACTTAAATATATGTAAAAAGCATTGGAAAGAAATATTTGCTTTATCATTTGTAATGCATTTCATATTTGATTGGTTCATATTCCTAGCAGGATATCTTGTAGGTAAATACTTATGAAACCTGAGACAAAAAAGATTCATAAAGAAACGGCTTTTCAGATTGCGACCGGCCTAGCCATAAATTACCCTCTAAACCTCTTTTTGCTATACATCTATATAGAACGGTTTGGTATTACCAACCCTGTCATACTGGGCACTCTGGTCACTGCTGTAATGACTGTAGTAGCATACACTAGAATCTTTCTGATTCGTTCCTATTTCTCTAAAAAATAATTCACTTTTTTCTCATAAAACTATTGACATTCATTGTGAGATAGAGTATAATAATTGTATATTAAGGAAAAAGGAGTTTAAATGGAAATAAGAATATTAGGAAACCAACCGGAACCATCATTAACAATGGACGGTTACGAAATCGTTGATTTTGAGGTTAGAACAAAAGATGAGAATCTTTTTGAAAAAGGAAAGAAAATCGTCAACGATTATATTAATCAAAACCCAACTTGGGAACATTGTCAATTATTCATTGATGACCCAATGACAGTTGGTATCTATCCGCAAGATTCTGAAGGTGCGGAATTTAACGAATTAGTATTAAAATTAGAATCACTTGGCTTTTACGGTAAAGCTGCTGGTTATAGAGAGGTTGCTTAATGAAATTATTTGAAAAATGGACTCAACTTGGTAATGATACTTTCGGAGATGTTTTTGAGCAGTGTCAATTTATCAAAGATGGTAAAAGATACGTTTGTATGATTAAGGATTTTGGTGAAAATCACATTGATGTTAAACCAATGTCTATTGATTATGAATCAGCAATCTTTATGAAAAACGTTCCTATGATTCAACTTACGAAAGATATGTTTGATAAAGTAGGTTTGGAATTATGGGATGATGCAAGAGGTTGCGATAATTCAGCAATTGGAGTTTCTGGTTGTTACGAACCTTGGACTAATTTTATTTGGGAATAAAAAAAGGGAACCCCGAAAGGTTCCCTCAAGTGGTTTAGTTGACCTAAACTCTTCTTATTATAACGAGTTCTTAGAATAAGTTAGCGATTGTAACTTTTCTGTAGTACTTGTTAAGGTCAGATGTAAGAGCTCCAAGACCTTGGCTAGAAACGTCACCTTGAGCAAATGGGTTTGAAACCATTCCGTAACGTGTCTTAAATCCAATTTTTGGTTGGAAGCTGTTCTCACCAACCGCACGAACCATTTGTAATGGAACGTATGGGCAGTAGAATAAACCTGCATCAAATGCAGATGAACCCTTGTAACCAACTACTAAGTAGTTAGCACCTGCGAATGGGTCAACATATACTCTGAATCTTCCGTTAAGAACACCAGCAAAAGTATTACCAGTATCATCAACTTCTAAGTTATTTGAGTTTAGAGCAGGAGTGTAATCCAACACACCAGCCATTTGTAAAGCAGAGGCTACGTCAGAAGAACAAATAACAACGTTACCTTTTCCTCTTCTTGTTCCTTTAGCAATTGCGTTAGCTTCTTGCTCGATTTGGAACATTAAACCTTTGAACTTCTCAACAGACCATCTTCCGTTTGCATCAACGTCTAAGTCGAATGTACCCGGAGTAGCAGCACCAGCAGCACCAGCAACAGCAACGTCATAAATTGTTCTAATAACTTCACGGTTGATTTCTGTTAAGATTTCAGTTTGAAGAATATTAGCTAATTCAGTTTCTGCGTCTAGGCCGTGAACAGCTTTAAGATCCTGAGCAAGCTCAGTTGTGTATTCTGCTTTTAAAGCACGAGTCTTAGCAGCAACAGTTACTTTCTCGATAGAGAATGCCATTTCTGCGTAGTTAGTACCACCGCCATCGCCTAGGGCTTCAGCAGCTGCTGTAGTCATACCAGTACCTGAAGTTACAGAACCACCAGGTAAAGTATTAGCATGAGTACCTGTACCTGAGAAGTCTGTATCAGCTTCGTTGTACATTGCCTCAGCACCACCTTGTGAACCATATCTTGCACGCATTGCGAAGATTAATCCTGTAGGTCCAGTCATAGGCTGAACACCACAAATATCATAAGCAATCATGTTAGGTACAGCACGTCTTACCAATGAGATAAGAATTGGGTCATAACCTGCACCAGGACCT